TCGCGCATACAAGACCGTAGATAAGACCGCCACACTAAATGTGGAACTTTACTTGGATGACACTTCAAGCGCTGGCATTATTTCAGCACTTTGGGATGCAGCCAACACAGCACCAGATACTTCATTGCCATTTAGCTTTGATGTAAACGGTGACACATTCACTGGCAACGTATTTCCAGTATTTCCAACCGTTGGTGGCGCGGCCACTGACGTACTAACAACCAGCCTCAGCTTCATTGTTGAGGATGGAACCGTAGCACGCGCTTAACGAATAGAACAGGGCAACCATTATGCAATACGACATTAAAACAAAACAGGGCAACAACTACATAGTGAGCGATGAATCAACATGGCTTTGGATTGAGATCGAGCGAGATCTTGGATACACAGTCACACAAGCAGCTGAAAAGATGAGCCAAGGCTCGTTGGATGTGATTACTTGCATGCTTTACAAAGCAAGCAAGGCAGCCGGGCACACAAAAATGCCTAGTCAGCAAGCATGGGTCACCAATGAGTTCGAGGGCTTTGAGGTGGTTGAGGAAAGCCCAAAAGAGAGTTAAGGGATTTGCTGGTGCGCATAGCAGTATCAACCGGCATACCCTTAGGCGATCTGATGGATTGGTCGCTCGCAGATTTAAGCACAGCAGTAACGCTGATACAAGAGAGGAATGGTCATGGCTGAGGGTAGAACCACAATTACAGTCAGGCCTGATCTTGCTGATTATCGCGGATTACTTAAAGCACTTAATGTCATGGATAAAGAAGCACAATACGAACTTAAAAACGAAGTTTATTCAATTAGTTCATGGACTGCTAAAGGTATTCAACAAGCCGCTTTCGCTCACCCTTACTATCCAAAACAAGCCGCTTTTGTAGCTGCTACCGTTAGGCCAGCCCGTGACCGTGTACCTACCGTTTATGTAGGTGGCTCAAAAGGCCGCACATCTGGTGGGGCAAATGCAGGCCAAATTTTATTTGGTAATGAATTTGGTGGAGATCGTAATGCTTACGGCAATCTAAATGCTTTTCCAAATGGTGGCTACCGATTCCCACCACGCACAGCGCGTGAGGGTAGGGGCAACACAGGTTACTGGATTTTCCCAACTCTCAAAGCAATGCAACCCGAAATTAGACGTAGATGGTTTACAGCAGTAAACAAAGTCATGGACAACTGGGCAAGGACTAGCTAATGGCCGATACACGCACACTCAAACTCTCATTACTTGCTGATGTTAATAAGTTCCTCGCTGGCATGGACAAGGCCGATAAGGGAACAAAAGGTTTTAGTTCATCAATCAATAAATACTCAAAGGCCATGGCTAAGTCATTTGCAGTTGCTGGCGCAGCTGCTGGTGCTTACGCCATTAAATTAGGCATTGATGGAGTTAAGGCAGCAGTTGAGGATGAAGCCTCACAAGCAAAACTTGCACAAGCCTTACGAAACACCACAAAGGCTACGGATAGCCAAATTGCCAGCACAGAGGATTACATCAAGAAACAACAACTTGCATTTGGTATTGCTGATACAAAGTTGCGCCCGGCACTGGCTAACCTCGCCAGAGCCACAGGTGATGTCACCGAAGCACAGAAACTTAACAACCTAGCAATTGACATTTCAGCAGCCACAGGTAAAGATTTAGAAAATGTCAGCCTTGCCCTTTCTAAGGCCTACAACGGCAATCTGGGCGCACTTACACGCCTTGGTGTGCCTTTGGATGCCAGCATTATTAAAAGCAAGGATTTTGGCGCAGCAACTGATGAACTGCAAAAGTTATTTGGTGGATCAGCACAGGCAAATACCAGAACTTATGCTGGCCAATTAGCCATTCTTAGTGAACGCTTTAACGAAATTAAAGAAGATCTAGGCGTTAAGTTGATCCCAATCTTGAAGCGATTTTTGGAACAAATCAACCTTGTTGCAATGGGCTTTAGTGGAGAGGATCCTAACAAAGGACTTTCTAACAAAGTTAAGCAATTAGACCGTGACTTGGGTGGTGGCCCGGGTGGGGCTTACAACTTAGGCAAGTCTTTGTCAGATGTAGCAACTGCTTTTGGAACTTTATTTGGGGCATTATCTGGAAGCAGTGCCACCAAGGGCAACGACAATTTACAAAATCTAGCTAACGCCATGCAAAATGTGGCTGATGGAATTAATGCCACTGCTGATGCATTTACTAGATACAAGAAAGTTTACGAAAGTGTGCCAAAGGGCTTACGCGATTTCATGAACCCATTTAGCCGTTTAGGTGATTACGGTAAGTTGTTTAGCAATAGCAGTGTTGGCAGATCTAAGGCTGGTTCAACAAGTGCCCAAGGTACAACCATAATTATGAATGGCGTAATTGATGGGGAATCCGCTCGCCGTAGCATCGAAAAGGTATTACAAGATTCATCTAGGCGTACAGGTGCTATTAACCTTGCCGGGCTAACATTATGACCGATTACGATCCTTATCCAACGGTTACTTTTGGTGGCACTACAACATACGCAGATAACACAATTTCATCTATTTCAATCCGTATGGGTCGTAATGATGTAACCGAGCAACCACAACCGGGTTATGCCAGCATTCAATTATGGACTGATGCAAGCCAACCTTTAGATGTGGCATTGAGTCAGTCAGTATCTATCAGCATTGACAAAGGTACAACAGGTACACAAGACATTTTTTATGGCACTATTTCAGACATTGACATAAGCCTAAGTGCCTATGGTTCTGATGGCTCAATCGCTAATTACACAATTACAGCCGTTGGACCACTTGCCCAACTAAATCGCCGCCTAGTCGGTGCAGCTGGATTTGCCAAGGAGTTTGACGGCACACGAATGTTAAACATTCTTAGTGAAGCATTCTTAACAGAATGGGATGATGTAGCACCAACATTAACTTGGGCAGGTGTTCCAGTAGGGACAACTTGGGACTCTTACGATGCAGTAGGTCAAGACTTGGTTGATTCCTTAGTTGGCAACATTGATACTCCCGGACAATACGAATTACAGGCATACAATGATGGCGATGCCGATGCCTACACATTGGCAGTAGAAGCTGCTAACTCTGGCCGCGGCGTACTCTGGGAAAATGGCACAGGCTCATTGCACTATGACGACTACTTGGCCAGATCATTGGCAACACCGCTTGAACTTACAGCTGATGACATTCTCGCCCAAGGCCTACGCACCGCCGCTCAATGGGGCGAAATTGTAAACGATGCAATCGTGAGTTACCGGGCTGGGGAAACCGAAGCAAGGGATGAACAGTCAATAATTCTCTATGGCCAACTAACTGGCACACGCTCAACCCAGTTGCACAACTTATCCGATGCCGAGGCACAAGCTGCCGACTTTATCGAGTCACGCGCTTACCCAAGAATGTATCCCGAAACAATTACAGTGCCACTGCATTCACCAACGGTCAGCGATGCCACCAGAGATGCCCTAGCAGCCGTCTATAACGGCTTACGGGTTAGCACGACAGAATTGCCAGCAGTCTTTGGAACAACCTTTGATGGCTTTGTAGAGGGCTACACATGGAACTTAACTCGATACACCGCCGAATTGGCTTTAACCTGCTCGGCCTATTCCGAGACATATTCATCAATTATTTGGTATCAAGTCCCACCAACTCAGGACTGGGCAACGTATAATGCAAGTATCCAATGGGAGGATTTATAAATGGCAACAACAACCCCTAATTATGGGTGGGATGTACCAACATCTACCGATTATGTTAAAGATGGCGCACTAGCCATTGAAACGCTTGGCGATGACATTGATGCCACGCTTTACACTGCCCTTGGTGGTGCTTACCCGGGCTTACGTCTAATCAAAAAACAAACCATTGGTACAACAGTTTCATCAGTTGTAGTTAGTGACGCTTTTAGCACGACTTATGAGAATTACAAGATATTAGTTGTTGGTGGAGTAGGTTCTACAACCTCACGGCTTGCCTTAACCCTTGGCGCAACTGCTACAGGATATGCGTATGCCACAACTGGTCGTGCTTATGGAGCAACTGGGGCAACTTTTGCACAATCTACAAATACAACTTCATGGCCAAATGCTGGCACAGCAACAACCAATTCAATTAACGCTGAAATTTCTTTGGAAAGTCCATTTACCGCAAAACAAACAACAGTCAAAACACAATCTGTTGGTGTTTTAACAACAGATGAATTTCAAACAATGGGCGGATTTTTGAACAATACAACTTCTTACACCGCTTTCACATTAACACCAAATACTGGAACTTTAACAGGCGGAACAATTTACGTTTATGGATACGGAGCAAGTTAGTATGGCAACCACAAAAGCAGCTGCAATTGAAAAGCCACTTATTCAAATAGATGATGTAGTGCGCGAAATGACTGACGAAGAGTACGCTGAATACTTGTTAATTGTTAATCCACCAGAAGTATTAACGGCTGAGTAATGTCGTTTCTTACATGGTTTGCACATAGTCCCATTGCATCATTCATCAAAGTATTTGGTGCAGGTGTATTGGGCTGGGTGCTTATCAATGCTGACACTTTAGGTTTACATCCAGCCTTTACTATTGGCTTAGTATCAGCATTGCCCATAGTCATTAACTGGTTAAATCCAGAGTATGACAATTACGGCAGGGCCAATGTAGATGAAACCGATTAAGTCAGGCATAGTTTCATTCCCTTATGGGGCTAAATACAAATCAGGCGGAGTACACAAGGGTATTGACTACCGAGCCGCTATTGGCACACCAGTTGTTGCAGCTGTGCCGGGTGTCGTAGTACATGCTGGCAAGCACATTTACAAAAAGGGCTGGGGCTGGGCTTTTGGCATTCATGTGATCGTTGACAATGATGCCTTTGAGAACGGCACAGCAGGACTCTGGGCTGGGTATTGCCACCTAAATGGGGTAAATGTGTCAGTTGGCCAGAGAGTCCGTCAGGGACAGTTGTTGGGCACATCAGGTAACACAGGCCGAAGCACTGGTCCACACTTACACTTCCAAATTCTTTCACAGCGCACTTGGAATCCAACCAAGCACCGAAACCCTAAGAGATGGATTGAAGCATGAGCCAATACATTAGCCGCAAATCTGATTCATCTAGCCGTATTCCTACACAGTCATTACAAGCTGAGGTATGGACTACCTTAGAAGTTGATGGCCTATTTAGTGTCATACCTAATGCCAATTCAACTACTGGTGCATTATTTGCTACCTATCTAAACATCAAGACACCTAAAATAGGTGGGGCATCAGAAATTACAATCAAGTGGGTACGCGATCCTAAAGGTATAAATGATGCTACTGGTTACCAGACATTTAGCCTTAAAAAAGGCGCAACTACTTTTGTAAAAGATTTATGGATGTTTCAAGCTAAGAAAGGCCAGCCAGTGGCCTTACAACTTAAAGCAAATGGCAAGGCCGTGATAAATACAAGGGAAATTAAGTTGGCTATCTCATGACACAGATACTAATTGCCGGGCAGGTAGCCGCAGCTCTAATTGCCATTGTTAGCCTTATTGGCCTATTTGTTAAATGGGCAGTAGTTAAGCCAATTAAGGCCTACATAGACACCATGACTTATGCCATTCAGCCTTATGCCAATGGCGGAAAATCTTTACCAGACTTGATAAATAAGGTTGATGCACTAC